AATCTATTGAATGAGCTCCTACAATATTACATTTTACAGGACCTCCTGGTGGAAGTAATTCTTTATAAGCTTGTGCTTGAAACTGTGTAGCTGATTCAGCAAGTAATGGATGAGTAACTCCACTAGCCCCTTGAAAAGGTCTAGCTCGTTCTTCATATTTAAATCCTAATAACTTAATACCATCAACATAAGATCTTTCCCAATCTTGTCTTGATGATTTATCCATCTCATAATCTGCTCTTAGATTATCAGACATTTTTTCTAATTCATCTTCTGGAATAAACTCTGCTAAATTAGCTCCAAATGGAATTTGTGCCGATTCCGGTTCAGGTTCTATAAATCCTTCTTCTTCAACTTCTATTTCTACTTGAGGAGAACCTTCTTGATTTGTAGGTAATATACCTGCTAATTTATCAACTTCTACTTCTTCAGGTATTGTGTTGGGTAATGCTTTATCTATGGCCACTAAACTGCTACTCCTAATATATCTATTCCAGCTAATGCTGAATATTTGTTAATCTCGGTTTTACCACCTTCTTTATACTCTTGAAAACCAATTTTTGCTAGAAGTTTTCTATCAAACCCTTTTATGTTTCTTAAATCAATAACTATTCCTGGTTGAACCGCATTTTTACCTCCAGGCACACTTCCATAATTTATAGGTCTAAATGGTTCTTTATAAGTCCCGGCCTCAATCATTTCTAAAATTGCAGGATCATTTAAATTAAAATTATTATAAATTGATTTCATCTTAGCCATAAACGTATCATTAGTAGGTGCTTTTTTATCCCAAGCAATAAACATTTCTACATCGTCCCCTGCTCTTATGCTAAATGGTTTAGAATCAATTCCCAGTTTTTCTAATTTTTTTATATACTCGTCTTGTATACTTCTAATTGCTTCTAAAGATCTTTTTCTATAAATATTATTAAAAGCTACAGCTAAATTAGAACCAGCTCCTTGTTCATAACCCATAACAACTTCTGGTGAAGGTATAGCAATAAAATCTTTATTTCCTTTAATAGCAAGTTCAATTTCTCTTTTTAATATTTCTTTTATCATTTCCGTTTGTTGTCTAAACGGAATATCAGGCATACTATTAGCTTGAGTAGGAGTATCTTTAAATTCTGTATTTATTCTTTTGATTTCGTCATCAACTTTTGAATAAGCCTTATTGTTTTGTTGTGCCATAAACTCATCAGCTGATCCAAAATCAGCTAATATCTTTTCTTTTACTTTAGCTAAATTAGGATCATTATCAGGAATTTCTTTAACTCTTTCCATCAATGCTCTTTGGTTTTGAGGTAAATTATAATCTGTTGCATCATCAACATCAGATTTAATTAATAACTTTTTTAATTCACTATTAAATATTCTATTCTTTTGATTTTCTAATTGGTTTAATTGGTTGGTTAAAGCTTCTGCTTGGTTGGCATGAATCTCTGGTTTAAAAACAGGTTTCTCACTTTTTGCAACATTCCTCATTGTATCAAATTGCATTTCATCTAATAAAATTCCATTTTGACCATCTGTACTTGTTCTTTCTGTTTTTCTTACATGGGCTAATTCATTGTTTTGTCCCATGTGAGTGTTTCCTATATCTTTAGTATTTTTTTGTCCTTTTATTGGATTGTAAGTGTACACTTCTGTCTTATGTGTATTTTGAGCTTTTCCAGGAAGAGTATATTCTTTATGACTTGCCGTGGTCCCAAAATTTTCTCTTATATTTTTTAAACCATTTAAAAATCTACGAGCAGCAGATCCAGCTTGTGTTCTGGTTAATATATCACTAGATGCTTGATAAACATTAAGAGAAAAATTAGCAGCATTAGTATCTCTTAACATAGGAGTCCAAGCATTTCCACCTTGAGCTTTTTCTGCAGCTATAGTAATTTCTGCTAATATTTTATCAATCTTATCATTAAGAACAGCTTCTTGTCTGGCATTTATTCTACCATCGGTATTATCTAAAACTCTTTGATAATATTTTTGAAAATTATTTACTTTTGTTTGAATAAAATTTTGAACATTGGTAGGTAAAGATCCTCTAAAATTACCACTTACATTTAAAAAATCATTATACTCATTTGTAAGAGTATCAAACTCTCCTCTTAAATCGAGTTGTTCTTTTTTATTCATTCGAATAGGTTCCGTTTTAATTTGTGTTCCCTTATTTTTTCGTAATGTAAATAAATCTGCCGCTGAAATTTTTTGATCTTTTAATTCCCATAAAGAATACCCAAAACCAGTTTTATCAAGTTCTTGTGTATGTCCTCTATTCTTTAATTCTCCGATCCATTGTGAAGCTGTTTTAGTTTCTGTAGGAGAATAACTTTCAGCTATATCATCAAACATTACAGAGTAACGAGAAAAGTCTCCTGTTTTTTCTCCAGCCTTTGGTGGCATTTTTTTTATTGTAGGTAAATTAATTGGATCGGTACCTGCATAATTTTTATCTATATAAAGTTGTGCATCTTTCCTTGTCTTAAACTCCATTGTATTTGTTTGACCCGGAAATTCTATAATCCAAGGTTTAGTAGATGTTTTCTTTTCACTTTTATAATTTGTTTTACCTTCCCACTTGCCAGCATTAATTTTCTTTATTGTAGCTTGAGCATCTGCAAGAGAATTAAATTCTCCTATTACTTCTCCTTCGTAAGACAATTGTAATTTTTTTGTGTTGGGATTAATTCTTGAAGTAAAACCTAATCCAACATTCTTTGGTTTAGTTAATTGAAAAGGACCTGTTTTTTCTCCTAAAGGCATTGGTCCTTGTTTTTCAATTGTTTTAGAAGAATCTATTATTTCTTTTTTTACTTTTTTAACATTGTTCACAGCGTTCTGTGCATTTTTTATTCTACCTGCGTTAGAAACCGGTCCGCCTGCAACAGGCATAAATAACATTGTATTTAATTCTGCTTGTAATTTATTTGCTTCATCTTCACTTACACCTAATCCTTCAGCTGTATCTCCTGCAAAGGCGCCAGGGAGCCTGAATAGGGTGTCAAGAATATCGAATGCTTTCTCACCGTAAGGTGCGACTGTATTCCAGATTCCTCTGGATAAAGGGTCCATATCTTTTAAGATAGGTAAATTTTCCGCTGCGTATTCTCCACCGAACCCTGAACTAGGGGCCGTTAATAGTTTTCCGTTCCATAAAGTACCAAGAGTCCTGAGATCGTATTCCTTATCCCCGACCCCCTCTTCAAAGAAAGTTTGAAAAGATTCTACAGAATTTGTAGGTTGAGCACCTTCTTTATATCCTCCGTCTTTGAAAGGAGATATTAAAGTATCTTTAGTTACTGATGGATCTAATAAATAATTTAATAATTCTTTCATGTCTGCTTTAGTTTCTAAATTTTTACCTAATGTTAAATTAAATGTATCTTTGTTAGTTCCAGCTAAAGCTTTAGCTCTTGGATTATATATTGAATAAGAACTTTGTGCTTTTACATTTTTTAAACCTGAATCAATTTTATTTAATATACTTTTTATTGAATCTGCACTTTTAGATTTGTTTCCTATTTCTATAAACTCATCAAATTGTTTAGGACTTGTATAAACTCCTTCAGCCATATTCATTGTCATATTATCAAAAGGATCAACTCGTCTTGTAGCTGTTTTATATCCTTGAGTAGCAAGAGGTCTGTTTACATATGACAAAGGTTTTCCAGTCATAACATTTTCTGCTAAGTCATCAAAAAATACTTGGACTTTTCTATTAACAAAACTTGGTGATAAATATAAATATTCAGGATTACCTGCTTTATCCAATAACTCGCTCGCTTGATTCATTCTTCCTGTTTGACTAACAGGAAACTTGTGAGCAAAATCTATAACACCTTGTCCTGCATCATCTCCATATTTAGTATATACTTCTATTAAATCATCAGCATAGCTTTCCAACATATCATCTCTGTATTGAAACAGTTCATCCATTTGTTTAGAATATTTTTTTATAGAATCATTAAATGTATCCATTACTTCTTGATGCTTAGGATGTTTTTTATTTCTAATTATCTCGTCTAATTTTTTATTACCTCCATGTTTAGCTGCCAAACCTTTATAAGTAAATTGATAAACCTTAGCCGATCCAGAAGGTGTTGAAGCTGCAATACCAGGAAGTTGTGAAACTTTTTTAGAAGTTTGTCTTGATGTTTTTATTCCTGGAAACACATTACTAAAAGTAGTTTTCCAATTTTCTGCTTGGTCTATCTCTTTTGATAATTTTTTTACCATAGGAGTTTTGTCTTTTTTAATAGCATTAGCTAATACAGTCGTATCAGCTTTGTAAGTAGATCTTAATCCAATTTCAAAATCCGCTAAGTTATCTATTTCATTAACTAACTTTAATTGGGCAGGAGTCAGTTTTGACTTATCCATACCTCTGGTATGTGTTATTCCAAAATTTTTTTTTAAAAGATTTCTTAATTTACCCATTTGAGAAAGAACTTGTTTAGAAGCATCCTCTCCTATAGCCCTTAATTGACTTACTCCTAATTCTACATTTTTGCTGACACCTCCTCCGGTTAAAAGATCAGCACCTTTAATAACTAAATTAATTTTCTTTTTTGGATTAAATATAAAATTACCAAGTTTATTGGTTATGTTATTAACACTTTTATTAAATTTAGAATTGAGATACCTGTCAATTTTAGCATTACCAGTTTTATAAGTTTCTTTGGTTTTAGCATCCATTCTATCTACAGGAACATCTAAAACTCCTGAATCGTATTGTGGTATACCTGATAAATCAACCATTAATAATATCTCTCCTCACCCATGTAATCAGGTACTCGTGGTTCTTCCCAATAATCATCTGGTAGTGTAACAAAATTTCCTTGGCGAAAACGTAGCACGGCTTGTGTAGTTGAGTCAACATAATCGTCGTTATCACCAAAAGGAAAGGCAGCACATTCCTCAATGACTTCTTGCGCCCACCGCTCATCAGGAACCCATACCTGACCTGCTTCGAATACCGGTGCTACAGCGTTTACTCTTACATGCTTATCATTTCCTTTGCTTGGTGTAAAGTTCGTAACAGGTATACCTACTTGTCGGAGTTCATGGGTCAGGGGCAATCCGCTCGCTTTAGCTTCAATAATGATTGTTTCGGGCTCGTACTGTTTATATTTAGCAAGGGCCTTTCTTTTTAATTCAGGAAAATCCCATCTACCTTTAATTGCATCTAATAATATTAAATAAACTTTCCCGTCAGCTTCAGATGTAAATACACCCCAGGTAGTAATAGCACTGTAGTCTGCTGTTTCTTTTTTAGAATACGCTGTATCATAGCTTTGTATAATATGTTGTATGTTATTAGGAGGTGTTTTAGATTCCCACTTCATCCACCATTCTCTTTTAATAATAGATCCTTCTTCGGAGGTTGGTGCTTGTTGCCATTGTGCTTGCCACTTCTGTTCATTCAATGACGCTTTAACTGATAACAGCTCATCTTTCTTCCAATACTCAGGCCATATAGGATTACCCGACTTTGGAAAGATTGCTGGAAATTCTATAATATCCCATTGATCTGCTTTAATTTCTTTTTGAGCTCCTACTAATCTTCCTGTCAAATCTTTTGTAGACCATCTTGTCATAACAATAACAATGACACCTCCTGGTTGTAAACGTTGTCTTGGTCCTGATGTGTACCACTCATAAGCATTATCAAATGCTGTCTCCGATAATGCATCTTGCTCGGAATGAGGATCGTCAATTATTAATAGATCTGCACCACGACCTGTAATAGCACCACCTACACCTGTTGCGAAATATTCTCCTCCGTGATTTGTTTCCCATCTACCTGCAGCTTTAGAATCTTGTGATAATTCAACGTCCTTGAATACTCGTTTGTAATCTTCGTGATCCATCAGGTTTCTTACTTTCCTTCCGAAGCGGAAGGCCAGTTCGCCGGTGTGCGTTGCTTGTATGATCTTGGTTTTGGGTGCATGGCCCATGATCCATGCTGGAAGTAAATAGGATGCAAACTCAGACTTCGTGTGCCTTGGTGGCATATTCACGATCAAACGTTTCAATTTTTTATCTTTCAGTTGCTGAAATTTTTCTGCAATTTTTTTATGATGGTATCCTGATATAAACTCAGGCCATACGGCCCTAACAAAATCCAAAAAATTTTCTTTTGCTTTTGCAGCAGTATCTAATTCTTTTTGTCGAAGTTCTAACTTCAACATTAAGGCTTTTGCTTCTTCAGGATTTGTTGTGTCGAAATCCAAAGACATTCCCTAGTTTTACAATTTTTTTTAAAATTTTTCAACCGACTTGTTTTTCTGAAGTTGTGGGGGGAGTCTCTGACAGGCCAAAACAGTGATGCAAGGGGAGGATAAGATAAGATAGGGGGAAGGGGGGAAAACCGAGCCAGCTTTTTTTCTGGTGATGGTAAAAAGATTTAACTAACTTTAATAATGAGAAAAGCCCAGCGATTGCTGGGCTTGGGGTAAAATGTAATAAGTATTTAGTTTTATATTGCTTGGATCGGAGTTGTTGCAACAAACCAAAACCATAGCAAGAAGAATAACAAGGCACTTGTTATAAGTGCCTTGAATAAATAAATGATATACTTCATTGATCTTTAGACAATCCGAAGTTAGTCGCTAACTTCGTAGCTAGGTCAATACCAAATTGCTTGATAACTTCGTTATCTTTATTCTTTAGTATGAATTGGAATATCTCTTGATCAAGAAATCCTGCTAACAGTTGCCAATTAATCTGCTTATCTAAATTGTTAACGATAGGCATATCAGTTGATGAAGTGCTAACGGGGTTATCCCCGTTAGTCGTAATTAAACTATTTAACATTGTTAGATCAAAACTAGGCATTAGTACCTACTTTCAACATTTTGATAAGTTCATTATCAACATTATTAGCAGTTCCACTAACATTTTTAATACTAACTGATGTACTAGTTTTATATGGTATTGCTAACTTTTTAGAAGTTAATAGTTTTTTAACTTCAGATTGATTAAGTATATCTCTATTAGATTGACTTATAACAAATGTTTCATTGTCAAAATCAAAAACAAAGTTTTTCTTATCACTTACTAACTTATGATTATTTACTATTTCAGTAAATTCATTTTTTAGTTGAGATACTAACTTATCAATACTATTCTTAATATCTAAAGCAGTTCTATACTCTACTAGAGTAGCAGTTGCTTTTTGATTTAATTTAGATTTTTTAGTCATAATAACCTCTTTCTAAATGGTTAAATCAATTAATTAATTTAATTGATAGTTAGTTAAACCATAAGTTATAACTTATTGCAACAACTAAATTACATTTTTTTCTAGGTCTAATCATACCACCCAACCTCTTAAACCTCATTGTCGCTTAAATATGAGACAAAAATTTTGGCGGTTTTTGGTAAAACCCACTTTCAAACCCATTTTATACAAATTCCTAAAAATTCCACAGGAAGTTCGGTTGGTTCGGCCGGCCGGAAAATTATACTATTAGTATAAACTTAAGACCAGGTTGCCAATCAAGGTATTTCAATATTACAGGATAAACATCAACAGCTGCTGCAACAGCCCGTGCTGGAGCTGCGCAGCTGCGATCCAGGCGATGAAGGCGATCCAAACAATTGGCCAAAACACTAGGTTTTCTCCCATATCAAATTCTGAAGCATCTCAGCTTCAGGATCCGATCCACGCTTCGAATCAAATAAAATGGCAGAAAACTGGGAAAGTTTTCTATTGTTTCTTGTAACTCCGGCCGGCCGGAAACTCATACTATATAAATAACAACCAGGAATGGCTGCCATCAAAGGTATTTCAATTACCCCGCTCATTTGAGCGGGGCAGGATGCATTAGTTACCATGAACATGTATACCGAATCTGATGTCCAGCCTCTAATTGAGTTCGAGCCCAGTCACATACCTCTTGGTCTTGTTTCTTATACTCCTTCACTGACTCTTCTTGAAACTGCTGCCCCCAGAAGAATCCATCAGGCGCAAAGGAACTATAGTAACCTTCTTGAATTTGTTTTTCCCATTCATCTAACAACTCCCTGTTTAAGATGACAGGTCCATCACCAGCATTAAAGCCGAGATGACCAAGAGATCCTGAATCATCAGACTCTTTTCCTTTGTTTTGTTCACGCCACTTTTGTGCCATAAACTGTTGTAGCCTTGCGTGCTTTCTCCACTCATATCCATCACCCGCAGAACTTTTTATAGTTTGGTCTAGTCCCATAATCTTTCTCCTTTAGTTAATGTGTAGAGCAAATGAATATACAAGACTAACAAGTGCGACCCAGTATATCCACAGTCGCCAGTGTTTAGATGCTCTACGTTACATATATAGTTATAACTTATTATAAGTCAACAGGGAAGTTTCATTTTTTTTAAATAGATAACATCTCAGCTTCGCTGCCTGGACCAGCCAAACTTCACTATAAGAAGCCCCCAAATTCTAGGTTGTGCCTCAAGGTATTTCGATGAAGCATCTCACCTTCCTGGATCAGCGTTCATGTTTCAGGAAAAAAATGGCAGACTTCTGGGAAAAGTTAATGAACTGGTTCGCTGCACCGGCCGGTGAAACTTCACTAAACAGGATCCATGAACAAACGGCTGAAACTCAAGGTATTTTGATTACAGGATCCTGACTCCTGGCAGCAGCTGCGGCTGCACGCTTCAGATGGAACTAAAAATTGGCAGAAAACCTAGTGATTCTAGAACTTGACAAGAGATGAAATCACGGTCCGGCCGGCCGGGAATTTATACTAATAGTTCGAATTAAACCGACGGCTGCAATTCAAGGTATTTTAATAATTGTTCTTCAGTCCAAGGATCAGGTATCATGTACCCTGAACCCTGGTTCAACAGATCTAAACCATGAGTATGTAGTTCACGACTCATACTTCCTGGGAATATAGCTATGCCTCCAGGACCATGGGTCCTGTTGCTAATCTTTACAAATATATAACTGACACCACCATGCTTTGTATGAGCATAATGCCATGCAATTTGCTTCGGAGAAATGATAACTTTTTGTAACTTGTTACATTTTAATTCAACCCAAAATTGTATTCCCTTTTTTGTGTTTAAACCTTTGAAAACTCCAAACAAATCAGGCACTCCAGGTGATGCCCAAGACTCAATTCTAGTCCAGTTAACATTCGACGTTTTATTTTTAATTTCTTTCCAAAATTTTTTCTCAGGACGCATTATTTATTTCTTTTTGAGTTAAAATTTTATGACAATTTGAACATAAAATATCACATTTTTTTACTTCTTTGATTATGTTATCAAGCTGTATCCAGCTACTTTTTCTAAAATTTGAAACATTTTTTGTTTTAATTTGTCTATCTCTATGATGAAATTCTAAAGCATAAGGACTTTCATTGTAGCCACATTCTTGACATCCTTTGTTTAATTTATATTCATTTAAATAGTTAGATACCTTGTCATACAAATTCTTTTTATAAATTTTTTTATTAGCAACGTTTCGTTTATAACTATTTGGTTCTCTCCAATTCTCTTTATAGTATCCATCTTTCTTTAATCTTGCAGTTATATAACCATCAAAAACGTACCCGTCCTCTCTAATATCAACTCCACATACAAAATGCTTATTAGTCTTTGGATTCAATCTCTTCATGAGATGCGTCTACAATGACTTCTGGAAATCTATTCCTTAGATCTTTGAGCCTATCTGCTACTTCGACCTTACTCATTTTATCAATTGAACCTGTTAATATCTCCTTTCGATCCACATATAATCCTGCAGCTCTTCCTCGTGAAACTTCTGCATTTACTGCTGCTGAATAATTTTTTTCTGCTTCTGCACTTTTACTTAGTTCATCTAATCTTCTCATATGTCTCGTCAAATTAGACATATACTTTTTGTGAATTTCTTCTCTTAATAATGATATGTAATTAGCAACCTTTGGAAACTCTTTAGCTGATTGCAATCTACTAGCATATATTCTAGCAGTCTTTTTAGGATAACCAGATAAAATAGCACATTCAGTTGCACTTTTTTCACCATCATGCTTTACCAAAAGCTCTGCAAACTTTCTTTGTTTAGCAGTTATGTTAATTTCAGTTAGTTGACTCATTTTACAATGTATAGAATGTTTTTAACAGAAAACTCAAATAAAATCCCAAAAATGTTTCTCTCACTGGTTTTACGGTTACACCGGTTACACCTTGGTTACACCATAGTGTAACCCATTTTTGAGGCTGGATAAGGGATACAAGACCGGTTACACCGGTTACACCTATTTTGACATTTTTTTTAATTTTTTTTAAAAAAATATTTCTGTGCATTCTATACTAGAAAAATTTAGGATCCAGGTCCAATAATTCTTTAGGAATATACATATAACGTCTCATTGCATTAAATCCTTTACGAACCAGCTCTTCCCATATCTCTGGTTTAAGTATAACATCATGTTTGGGATTTAAAAAATGTAGTGTAACTCTGCCACATTTATGACAATGTTTAACTTCTTTGATTGGACTGTTTGGGAGTGAATAAGAGGACATTGGGCCCCTCCATTTGTTTTATTTTTGTTTGAAGTAAATTGTTATCAAATATTTTATATTTGGCAAGAAGAGATAACGCCCTGGTTTTAGACAATCCAGGACGCAATCCATCAATCATACGATTTAATATGTTTTGTTGGGTTTCAATTAGGTTCATGACCTCTTCCCTTCACAGGCCGTTCCTATCTATTACATCCTAAGCCTAAATTAAGACATAATTTTCGTACTAAACCCTGTGTTATTTATACAACATATTGTAACAAATCGCAATATCTAGTGGCTTTTGTTCTTTCGTTTCTATTTCCCCGGGAATTCTACTTCGTCGGACTTTCTCCGGGTCGTCCTGCATTTCAGCGTGTTATGGACTGGAATAAAAACCTATTCCGATACCACTAAATTTTACCCCGCATGCCTGTAAAATTCAGTTCTTTTACATGGTTCGCAGAATCTCTGTAATACAGAAGAAATAGGAAAAGTTTGATTACATAAATTACATTTACGCTTTCCTATTTTTTCTTCTGCTGGCATATATCTCCTTTTTACACCTCTATGAAATTTAGGTTCATGTCCATTTTTAATTCTAATTCTGTGTAATCTGCCAGCAACAGCATTCTTACTTTTATTCATTAATATGGCAATATCCCTAACTCTCCATCCTTTTTCATTTAATGCAATAAGTCTTTTATTATCTTCTTTACTCCACATAGCTGCGTCGTTCATTGTTTCTCCTCATCATTTGGTTCAATTTTATAATCTGGAAATCCAGAGTCTGGATCTAAAGGTGGTCCAAAATATATAGTTCTCATTGGTGAATCAGGTTCTTGCCAACTTTGATGAAAATGTTCTTCTGAATTTAATTCACCTTGAGACTTACATACTTTACACTGTTCAATCACTTCTTCTGCCTCAAAAGCTAATCGTAAGTATCCATTACCTTTACAATTGGGGCAAATTACTTTTTCCATTATCTTTCTCCCATTTTAATTGTTTCATTTCTCTTTCAATTAATTTTTCAATATAACCACCTACAGTTTGATAACTATGTTTTGCTAATTTTTTTATATCTTCATGTACCTTGGGTTTAATTGCTATTGTTGAATATCTACTCACCATTTTCTTTACTCTCCACTTCTTCTAATCGCATCATCAAATTTAATAATTTTAAATGCCATATCTGTTTTGCTACAGGATTATCAGACCTCTCATAGGCGTCCTGTGTTTTTTTAACTTTTATCCAAAATTGACTTCTTGTCATCCGGATGCCCTCCCAAGACTATTTCTCCAGCTATTGCAGAATATCCTATCATATCTACATAATGATCTTTATGTTTAGGGTTAGACTTGGTTCGAGCCACCTTTAACAAAACCATCATTATAGCTACTTCATCAGCTGTTAATGGAACACCTAAATAAGCTGTCCATAATTCTGCAATGTTCTTATTGTTTTCAACGCACTCCCCATGAGTAAATTCTCTATTTGAAACTACTTTCCGTGCTTCTTCTATAATTTTTTCTTTAACTGATTCCATAACTATCCTTTCCCATTGGTTAATGAAGCCATAAATCCGGTAAAACCACCGTAGTTAATTTCTAAAATAAATAATATTGATAAGATAAATAAGGTTAAAATAAATATGTGTCTCCAGAACAAAACTAAAGCCACAATCACTCCTACAAATATTATTCCAAACTTTGTTATAAACATAATTACTCTCTTTCTTTTTTGAGTAAATAGTCTTTATAATATATTATAACTTATTGCAACCATTTTTTTAAATCTTCTCCTAAAATTGTGGATGCTAGATTTATCTTGGTTTTCAGGGCTTTTATGATGTTTTCATCAATAGTTTTTTTAGCAACTAAATCAATATATGTTGCTTTTGACGTTTGACCGATCCTATGAATACGATCTTCAGACTGCATTCTAACTTCTAAATCATAATTATTAGAATAATAAATAATTGTATGTGATACAGTTAAGTTCAAACCATAACCACCTGTTCTAGGATTTGCTACAAGATACTGGAGCCCGGAGTCAGGGGCCATGAAGCGTGATAAAATATCCTCTCGTTCATGCTGCTTGGTATCTCCATAAAAACTCTCGGTACTTTCCGGTCCGTACTTTTTTCTAAGAGCAGTAGTTAAATGTCTAATGTTATGTCTATAGTTAGCCCAGATAATTACTTTACCATCTACTTCTTCTAACACATCTAATAACGTTTCCAGTCTAGGAATCTTTCCTTTCCCGTCATGTAAATCGACGAGCCTACCGTCATCGGTAGTCATAAATCCACAGGTAACTTGATGAAGTCTCATCAACTGTGTCAATGCAGAAAACGTCGTCATAGATCCTTCTTTAAGTTCAGCGACAGCAAATTCTTTTATCTGATGATACGCATCTATTTGTTTTGGACTTAACTCAACTTCTCTGTTCATATAAATCTTATCAGGAAGGTCCAAACATTCTTCTTTTAAAACTCTATAAGAAAATTTATCAATGAGCTCTGTTAATTCATTTAAATTTTTATAACTCACAATCATATTAAATTGATGCGAACCACTAATTCGTCTTTTAACCATTACACAATACCGGGACTTAAATGTCCAAAAGGATGGTTGGTCAAGGAACGCCGGATCGAGAAACTCTGCTTGTGAATAAAGATCTAAAGGACTCTTGGTAACAGGAGATCCTGTAAGTATTCTTCTGTATTGTGCTAATTTACTTAATTTAATAACAGCTTTAGTTCTAGCAGCTGTTGGTGTTTTAATGGTCGTCGACTCATCAATAGCAAACATTGCCTTGTGTCCCAGTAAAAACTTTGTGGCAATATCTTGTCCTTTCTTTGTGCTGAATGCTTCAATGTTCATCAAAAATATTGTCAAGCAATCTTTTTCTTGAAACAGTGAATTTATTTCTTCCTTTTCTTTCTTAGTTGGACTAGGATTCCACACCACAATTTTATAAATCACATGATCTGGCATATGTTGTTGGATTTGTTCACCTTTCCAGTTTGTATAGACACCTTTAGGAGCAACAATAAGAGCCCCATTTATTGATCCTTTGTCATATAACATAGCAATATTATCAATCAGGACTTTCGATTTACCTGTTCCCATTTCCATAAAATAGGCAAAAGACTCCTTATTCCATGAGCATCCAAGTGCCTTCAATTGGTGTTCGAAGGGCTGAGTCTTAAACTTATAGTTTAGTTTCATTATTTCTAAGATCTTATTTATTTGAATTTCGTATCAGAATCAAATATAAAATAAGATGTAAAAAGTTTCTCCTTTTTACACTAGGCAAAAGAAACGGAAGGGGACTTGTAAAAGAGTTCCCTCCCTCTCTAGCCGAGGAGAGACGGAAAGAAATAATGACGGTTTATATTATACAGAAAGTACCTAAGAGAGATTTTAGTTCTGCTAAGAAGTTTGGAGATCTAAAATCAGTAGTACCTTATCATGAACAGATAGCATTATCACCAGGACCCGTAGTTTTTGGGGCTAACAAAATTTTAAAAAATTTTTCTGATGATGACTTCTTGCTTTTAGTGGGGGACCCTAGTATAATAGGTGCGTGTTGTGCAATTGCCAGCCGATACAATAACGGACGATATAAAGTTCTTAAATGGGATCGTCTTGAGAGAAGATATTTCCCGATAGAATTTAATATCTTAATATAAGGAGAAACTATGAACGAAATATTTGATTTAATAAAAGAGAAAGATAATCTTGACAGAGTTAATGATTCAGATCTCAGTGAGATGGGCTCTCTATGTAAAGAGCTTGTTGAATTAAAAAAATCAGTTAAGCAAACAGATCTAGAATTAAAAGCAAAAAAAGAAGCGTTACAAGAATTACAAAATAGAATAGCGAACGCACTTAAAGATAAAAATTTATATTCATTTAAACTCATGGACGGATCAACCGTTACATGGAAAGAAAAAATTCGTGCACATATTAAACCTGAAAATATTGATAAGGCATATCAATTTATCAGGGACCAGGGTGCAGGGGACTTGATTAAAAATGAAGTCTCATTTAGTTTCGGAAGGGGACAAGATATAGAAGCGAAACAAGTAAAAGAAATGTTTCGTGAAAATGGATACGAACCTTCAGAAAAAGAGGGTATTCAATGGAATACACTTGATGCCTGGGTAAGAGAGTCATTACAAAAAGCTGCTGAAAAGGGTGAGCCTTTTCCAGAAGAAACTTTTGGTGTCTTTCGAACCAACGACGTAACAATCAAAACATAAAAGGAGTAACTTATGAACCAAACGTCAAATGTTAAAAAGTCTAACTCAAACGCCGGAGGCGCATTAGCCGAAGTGTTTTCGTTAGCAGAAGCAAAACAAGGAGACGGGTTATCTAACGTCAGTACCAAAGATGTTATGATACCTCGTATCAAACTACTACAAAAGATGTCCCCGGAATGTGATAATGCATCACTTCCAGAGGCTAAAGCAGGGCAGATATTTAATTCTGCATCACAAAATGTGTATGATGGGCCAACAGGCATAAGAGTGGTCCCTTGTGAGTACATTAGAACTTATGTTGAATGGGCTCCAGAAGGCACAGGTAATAAGGCCCCTGTGAACATACATCCTGCTACCTCAAATATAATGAGTAAGGCAAAAAAATCTCCTACTGATAATCGTTTCTATTTAGATAATGGAAACTATGTAGAAGAGACAGCAAACCACATTGTTCTCATCTTAGATGATAAAAATAATGTTGAGTCTCGTGGGATACTTACTATGAAATCTTCTCAATTGAAAAAGTCTCGTCAATGGAATTACATGATGATGACGGCGACAATGGAGAGTGGTGGTAAAACTATAACACCTCCCTCTTACGCAATTGTGTACAGATTAAGTTCTATACAAGAGGAGACCAACGGAAAAAAATATTTCGGTTGGACTGTAGCGAAAGAAGGTTTTGTTCCTACCAAAGATGTCTTTACGACTGGAGAAGCTTTTGCTTTAGCTTTTCGTCAAGGAGATGTACTTGCTGCACCTGAAGGTGATGAACCTAAACAGATAGCAAGTGGCGATGGTCCGGAACGATTTTAGACACCTACCGGAAAAGGTTAACGGAGATACATTAGACTTCGTAAGGTGGTAAGAGATCCGGTAGGTTTTTCCTCCCAGAAAACTGCTCTTCCTATCAAACTGATGCGGGGGTATTATTGCTTAATACCCCCATTAAATTAAAAGGAGAAACATGGAACGATTTAAAAATATATTTGAAGGACTACACAGGGCTTATGGTACATTCAAGGAAGAAGATCAGGACGAAAACGGCAAGAAAAAAGGCAAAGCGTACATCATTAAAGCCCCCATTACTGACCAATTATGGGAAGATCATATTTCTGGTAAAGCAAGTTTGGGAATTATTCCTATTCGTGATGATTCGAAATGTCGTTGGGGTTGTATTGATGTTGATTCTTATACTCTGGATCATAAACAAATTGTCGACAAACTAAATGAATACAAGATACCACTTATCTGTTGTAGATCTAAAAGTGGTGGAGCACATCTATTTTTATTTCTTAAAGATTTTGTTGAAGCTAAAAAACTTCGTAATAAACTTGTCGAGTTAGCAGGAGAATTAGGCTATGCAGATTGTGAAGTCTTTCCTAAACAAATTGAAATCAGAGCTGATAGGGGTGATACTGGGAATTTCCTCAATCTTCCTTATTTCAATGGTGATGATAGCTTTCGTTATGCTTATGATGATACCGGCGCTAGTTGTACTTTGGATCAGTTCTATGGACTCGTGGATAAAAAATCTGTGGAACCAAAAGATTTATCCAAGATTAAAGTTACTAGAAACAACGAAAAAAAATTAGATGAAGGACCACCATGTTTAGAAACATTAATGAACATGGGAATACCAGAAGGTGGGAGAGATAATGCACTGTATCAATATGCAGTTTATGCAAAGAAAGCTTTTCCTGATCAATGGAAAGACAAAGTAAATGAATTTAATTCTAAACATATGGATAGACCACTTGGTTTCGCTCAAGTGGAGAAAACTATAAAGCAACATGAGAAAACTGATTATCAATATAAATGTAAAGATCAACCAATGTGTGCAGTATGTAATGCACCTCTTTGCAAGGCAAGAAAATTTGGAATCGGAGATAATTATGATGTTGTTATTTCTGACCTTACTAAATTAGAATCAGATGAATCCATGTGGTTCTTAAATGTTGATGGAAAGAGAATGTCTCTCACAACAGAACAATTATTTGATCAACAAAAATTTAGAAGAGCATGTATGGATTACTTAACTATATTACCGATGGCTATGAAAGCTAATGATTGGACTGTTAAAGTTAGAACCCTATTAGAGCATGCAGAAATAATTCCAGCTAAAGATCATTTTGATACAACAACTTTTGGTAAGTTTGATGAACACTTTGGAAACTTTATTTTTGAGCAGGGGGCAGGGTTAGAGATGGATGAAGTCATAACCGGGAAATGTTTTACAGAAGAAAATAAAACTTATTTTAAAATGGTTCACCTTGAAGATTATTTAAAGAAAAAAAGATTTACAGAAATGAAAACAATGCAGATAGTACAACGATTAAGAGACATGGAAGGTGGTTCTACTTCAAGAAAAATATTAGGAAAGACAGAAAGATTATGGTTCGTTCCTGAAATAAAAAGAGAAGAAAAATCTTTAAAAAAGCCTGAGATAAAAGATGCAGCACCTTTCTAAAAAATTTCCATTAGATATACAAAAGGTAGGTAAAGAAGAAGTACGATCTTATTTTCAAGATAAAACAACTACTATTTTTGGACCTCCTGGTACCGGAAAAACTCATACTCTTTTAAGTATTGTAGAAAAACATTTAGAGGAAGGTTACCGGCCGGAAGAAATAGGATACTTTGCTTACACTAAGAAAGCAGCTAACGAAGCAATTGATAGAGCTACAAGTAAATTTGATTATGAAGAAAAAGATTTTGAATGGTTTAGAACTTTACACAGTATGGCATTTAAACAATTAAATTTAAGTACACAAAGTGTAATGAAAGATAGACACTACAAAGCTTTAGGTAAACTTTTACAGATAAAAGAATTTTTAAATACTAACAGTCAGATAGAAGATAATGGACAGAGTATGCAGAAAAATCCTTTTATGCGTATAATAGAGTTGGCAAGAAACAATATGGTAAACATAGATGTGCAATGGAGAAAATCTGAGGACCATGTTGAAGGAGGTTTTCCTGAGTTAGAAAGAATTTATGAAACATATATAGATTACAAAGTAGAGCATGAGCTCTATGATTTCAATGATATGTTATTAGAATTAGTAAATGAGGGATCTGTTCCCTCATTGCCAGTCATCATAATAGATGAGGCTCAAGATTTAAGTATGCTCCAATGGTATGCTGTAATTCTTTTAGCAAAGAGCACAAAGCATATTTACATAGCCGGAGATGATGATCAAGCAATATTTAAATGGGCAGGTGCAATACCTGAAATGTTAATGAGAACTCCAGGTAATAAAAAGGTTTTAAATCAATCATTTAGAATACCACAACGAGTGTATGATGTAGCAGAATCAGTAGCAAATAAAATTAAAGTTAGAGTAAAAAAAGAATGGGAACCTACTGAAGAAGCAGGAGAAGTTTTACATTATTCTTCAATAGAGTACGTTCCTTTTGATAAAGATGGTGAATACTATGTGTTAGCTAGAACTAAATATGTTTTACAAAAAGTAGAGGAATATTTTAAACGAGAAGGAATAATTTACAATAGGTTTAATAAAAATAAATCTATTTCAGAAAAAATTTGTTATGCAATAAACTGTTGGAACAAATTAGTTAGAGGAGAAGAAATATCTTTAGGTGGTGCGAAGAATATGTACAAGTATATATCTTCCGGACCGGAACATATTCAAAAAGGATTTAAGACTTGGGATAAAGCTTTAGAAGATGACATTGTAGTTACTTATAATAATTTATTTGAAAATCATGGGCTTAGAGTACCAGAAGAATTATTGTGGTATGAGGCATTAAACCTAATAAATGAGGATGTTGTTATGTATATTCGTAAATGTGAGAGAAGAGGTCAAGATATAAATGCTATACCTAAGATAAAAATTCTTACAATCCATGGATCGAAAGGTGGCGAAGCTGACAATGTTGTGCTATTATCTGAATTATCTCGTAAATCATATACGAGTTTATTAAAAAATGGAGATGATGAGAGAAGAGTTTTTTATACAGGAATTACTAGGACTAAAAAGAATTTATTCTTGGTTCGTTCATCTAATGATTATGAATATTCAGAAATGTTTTTAAGACAAAACTTTAGATTAAATAGAAAAGAATATGCCAACTGAAAGAAGTAAAAAATATCCAGGAGATCTAAACATAATAAGTTTAGGAGCAGGAGTGCAGTCATCAATGATGGCTTTAGCTTTTTCTAGAGGTGAGTTTGAAGTTAAACCAGGAGGCTCTGGTAAAATAGATTTTGCTATTTTTGCTGACACACAGAACGAAGGTGATGGAACATATAAATGGTTAGATTATTTAGAAAAACAATTAAACTTTCCTGTGATCCGGGTAACATGGGGCAATCTTCAAGAAGATGTAGAAAATTATATAGACAACGGAGTATATAAAAGAGGAGCATCAATACCTTTTTTCTTAGTAGGATTAGATGGTAAAAAAGGATTAGCTAATAGAAGATGTACATCTACTTATAAAATAGAACAGATAGAACAAGGAATAAGGCGAGAATATGGTCTTAAAAAGGGACAAAGATGGCCTAAAGGTATGGTGGTTAATCAGTATCTTGGCATATCTTATGATGAAATATTTAGAATGAAAACATTTGAAAAAGCTTCATATCGTTTTCACTATCCTCTTGTTGAAAAGAAAATAACTAGAATGGATTGTTTTAAATGGATGGAAGAAAGACAATATCCAAAGCCTGCAAAGAGTGCATGTGTTTATTGTCCTTATCATGACAATAAGTTTT